CCGTACTCGATAACCTCAAGGGGTATCTGCTTAGCATATCCCCAACGGAAGAAATCGCGAAAGTTACCAACGACTGCTCTGTCATCATTGCTGTTGAATGATACAGTGCTGTTGGTATCAACAGGCAGTCCGTTGAGAGAGCCGGGATTGGATCCCCATGCAAGCTCAGGGAAGAGAGGCTCGTTAGAGTTAGACTGCTTCCTGAGATTAGCGAGTGCTGTCTTGAAAGCAGGAGACATAGCCATACCGGTTACGTCATGCTCATTTGCCTGGATAAGAGCGATGGCTGCCTCAACATTATCGTTGGGTGTGCTTGCAGAGTAAGCAACAAGCTGATCTATCTGTGCATCGAAGTGATTGTTTCCGATGGTACCGGTAGCTGCCTGCTTTGACCTGGGATTTACACCATGGAAAGCCATGATATCAAGACCACGAGCTACCTTTGCAGCGAATCCCTCTGCGAATGTGCGCAGATAATCAAGCCTGATCTCTTCTGATGCGTACTTAAACTCATCAGACATACGAAGACCGTACTCGATCTTGATAGGCTGTATTGACTTCTGGGCCAGTGTGCCGCCGCCGTTTGACTTTGCGCCAGACTCAGCAACAATATCCACCTCGCTATCAAGGCTGAAAGTGAAAACCTTTTCGCCATTGAAGGGGATAGGCCTTGCACCTGATAACTTAGCAAGCGAAGACTTGCCCCTTACCAGGTTAATCATCTCATTAGTTAATACCTCGGGGAAAAGTGAACCTTTTTCTAAAACTGCTCCCATTTTTATGTCCTCCTTATGTTTGTGGGGTTAGTGATGCTGCCAGAGCTGCATATGCAGCTTCAAGCGATGCATCCTTGCTTAACTGACCGCCCGGAGCTGTCGATCTGAGTGGCGGAGCTGCAGGAGGAGCAAAAAAGCCTGCCATCGATTCAGCATCCTTCATAAGCTCTTCCTCAGTGTTTCCGATCAGTCTTCCTGCCAACTCGAGCGGAATACCTTTTTCGTGAGCAATGCGATTTTTGAGCAGTTTACCTTCTGCCGCCGTCGCTCTTGCCGTAAGATCCGAAACAATCTTGTCGTGACCCATGAGCTTCTCCTGTGCAGCCTTGATGGTTTCACCGGCTTCGCCCAAGCGTTTTTCATATTCTGCCTTCATGGCAGCAACCGCATCGGGTGACATGTACCCTTCGTACTGTTTAGCGAGCTCCTGGTCCTTCCTTGCGAGTCTTTCCTTGACCGCATTGTCAAAATCTTCCTGTGTTTCGATAACCTTAAAATCTGCCATTTTAAATTTTCTCCTTCCTCTGAACCGTGAGTAACGTAAAATATGTATTAAAAAAGCACCCTGACGGATGCCTGTTTAATAACTTATAGTTTGTGGAGTTGTCTGCTCCTTTGCGGTAGCACATAGCCAATATGCCAGGATAACTGAATCCATAACTGCCACATCTACCGAATCGATCAATGACTTATAACCAAAACCTCCATTGGATCCGATGGGACGCTTTTCACAATTTGTAACGATGTCCCGGAGCGGAGCCTGTCCTGCGTGGACGATATTCTTGTCGAAGATCCCTTTTTCAAACATTGCATTCGCAATTACGATCTCTTTTACGGTGGGCATGACCGGTATGTTCTTGATCTGGGCTTTTTTGAGCTCATCGACCAGGACATTTTGACCGCCCGCACCATCGACTGCAGCCTTCTTGAACTTCGCGCTCTTAAAGAAGTCATACATCCAGGCATTTCCTTCCCGGATAGGCCGGCAATCTATAACCTCGACAAAAACATGCCCGTCTTTGGTCTTAGAAGCGACCGACATGGCAACATTTGTGCCATCTCGACCATATTTTATGCCAAAATAGCGTAAATTTTCCAAAATCGGAGGCTTTTTTGCTCTTAAGCACTCCCATTCATCCCTGGCAATCGCTGATTTCTGATTGTAACTGAGCCACAACCCGAGCCTCTGGATATTAAAGTCCACAGGATCCCCAGAAAGCTCTGCGCGGATATTACGCTCAGTCAGCATCAATCCGAGGGAAGGATTGAACTTATACCACAGCTCAACATCATCGATATGGTCTGTCTGTTCCTCGATAGACCACTCAGCCCAACCGGTTTCCTCGGCTTTGCCTTCGATCACGCTCTGGCGGATCCGCACGAAGACATCGCCGCCTGAGATCGCTGTCGGTGGAGTCCCCACAAGAATTATCTGAGGATTCTGTGAAGCACTGACAGTGTATTTTAGAGCTGATTCCTGCTTCGTGGTATATTCCTGAGCTTCGTCTATCACCAGAAGGTCAAAGCCTTCACCAAGTCCGCCATTGTTTGTCCTGGTACGAAAATCTATGATCCCGCCACCGGTAACCTCGATATGCTCGAGGCCGTATTGCTGGGAAGCAAAAAAAGAACGCTCAGGCATTTCTTTCTGTTTCCTTGAGTGTTCTTCATAGCCTGCTTTTTTAAGCAGTGTGTAGAGCCTTACGAATGCATCATGCGAAGTAGTAGTCCTGTGAGCTGTGTGGCATATCTTTTCCTTGAGATTGACAAGGCCGTCAAACTCCCTGGCTGCGAGGATCTCGCCTTTACCGTTTCGCCTGCTGACGCAGATGCAATACTTCATGTAAAGCCATAAGCCATCGTCATTAAGTGCCATGATCCCCTTGACCTGTCTCTGTTGCCATTCCATCAAGGTCTGTGTGGTCTTGGCGTAAAGGGCAATTGCTTCATACCCTAAAGTGTTTTCATACGTCACGTTCGAGTAGGAAGGATCTTGATTTCCGATCCTTACCATATCACTCCTCCGTTCCGTAGCTTATCCTCTTACTGATTTCTTCGTCTGTACTTTCCCAGATCTTCTTGTTCCATACGTTCTGAGATTTCTTCTCAGTCTGATATGTGACATCGCACCGGCAATACATATGCCTCTGGAAGACTCCCTTCGGAGCTGATCTGTAATCCCAGGTACCCGCAAGATCTGCGCACCAGTCGCAGCAATTACTCGAAGCCTCCCGGATGATGACTGCCTTAAGGCCTACCGATTCGCGGAATTCCGCGTTTTTCTTGATAAAATCATCATGAAAAGCCTCGGTATTGTTCACAATGGGCTCATCAAGCCACTTGACGGCTTCCTCGTAAGAGATTCCGTCCGCTGTCATCATGTCCACAAGGCCCTTGACACGCTCATAAGGGAAGTCAGCCATCACAGGCTGTATTCCGATATTCATTTTGCCATCCAGTGCCTTCTGGATCTCTGCATCAATCTCATTTACGAGCTGATGCGTCTTTTGGAGCTGTGGTATTACCGTCCTGGTCGCAATGTTATAATAGATCCGTCGATCCGGGAGCACATCAGGGACCATAACCTCCTGCAGTGCGTCCGACAGACTCCTTCCGACTACCACAGAGTATCTGTGACCGTCTTTTAAGGTCGCAGTCCCGTCGCGGATCCTTGTCGATAGCTTCGTCCGATCGGGCAGATACTTGTCCAGATTCCGATCGAATGCGATCGAAATACGATCGTTGAGCATCGGCACAATATCAACTGCCATATTCAACCGCCTTTCCCCGCTTATCAAAAGGCATGATAAAAGAGAGCCAGCGGATTAGCTCTCTCATGGTTTGCAACCCATGTCATGCCCTTACATAAAGGCTTGATGCCTAAATGCCGGTTAATTCGTACAGCTTTTCCTCTGTCAGATAGCCTGGCATTGTCTCACCGATCTTGCCGATCGCGTCACCGATCGCACCAAGCATCGAAACATCTGCCGGGAAGACAGGAGCCCACAGTATCTTGGTTGTGGAAAGCTGTGTCCTCTGATATTTATAATTATCGCGGATACATGCTGCAAGGTATCCTGCGTTTATAAATCCTATACCGAATGACTTCTGAGCTCGTTTAGCGGCAAGTCTCAGATTCTCATGCGCTGCCTTGATGGCATCATAGCTCGAAGGATTGCTCTGCGGGAAACCTAGATCGTCAAGGGTAAGTCCCACCTCACCTGCAAATAGACTCGCGAACATCTTAAGCTGCTCAACATGAGGCTCCATGCTCTGCTGAGTGAACTGTCCGAGCTTGACGTGATCCTGACCATCGTCATTAAGGCCAAACTTCATCATCGCAGACATGGCAGCGGCCCACTTATCCATCTGTGCTGCATTATTATCGACACCGGTCGCCCATTTCTGAGGGAATGAGTAAAACTCTGCAGAGATTTCGGACCGTTTGATGGTCCTTAAAGCACTTCCCACGATGGACATACAGGATCTTGATATCCTGGAATGTCCGAGAGGCCTTACTGCATCCGGTTTGTAGATAACCGGTACCAGGCACGGGTAGGGTGCCTTGTTTGGCCTGCTATCCACGAGCTGACCGTTCTCATAATAAGCCGTGTATTCGTAAGTAAAATATGCTTCCTTGGTGGCATTACCATACTGGTCTCTTTCCAGGACAGCATAGCCCTCATTGAGAAGGTTGGTGATCGGATCCACGATACCGGTCGCATTGCCACCATCAACCACCTGTAATCTGGGGAAGCCTGTTGCATCCTCTGATACATATATAAAATCGCAGGCGGTCGTAAGAGCTCCAAGCATTGCTGAGTCAAAAAGGATGTCCTTGTTGTTGAGATCATAGATCTGAGTCAGATCAAAGACATCATTTTTGAAATCTTTCACATCCAATCTGTCGGCAAGAGCATCGACACCCTTGCTGCACCATCCAACCACACTGTTCCAATACCGGAGCTCCGGGGGAGTGCTGATACCAAAATCGAATGTGAGGTTTTTCATTTCATAGTAGCCATACCGCAGTAAGACGCGAAGCCTTTTTGCGGTCAAAAGCTGCTGCAAATACTGGATTCCTTTGTAAATCATATCCTTACGTCCTTTGCATCTCCAATGAGGTTACATTGCGTCGATTTTCCGAGATATGAGGGCA